CTAGCAAGCAATAGTCACCAACGGCTATTGGGTGCGCCGTGTAGCTGCCGCCGCCCTGCATAAAGACAGGCGGAACCATCGTAAACTCTGGAAGCTCAATAGATCGGCCATCTACAACGCGGTTAATGACCGGCTGCACGCTGATGGTCTTGGACTGTACACCTGTCACTTTAGCAATAGTTGCCGTATGCAGATTGGACAGCGCAAACTCTATCGCGTCATTCATTACGTCAATTAACTGGCGCTTTTCATTCATAGAACCACCGTCCCTGCTCCTAGCCTTCCGGTACACGCTTGGCTCCAGGCGTCCCCGTAATTATCGCCGCTATACGTGATGGTTTCAATGCGATAAACACCGTCCATATAAGGCGCTGTAGTGCTTATAAGTTGCACACGTCGGCCTATCTTCACGGTAGGGTTAATAAGCGTCTGGAACGTTACCAGCTTGCTCTCCCGCGTCGGCGTGCTAATCAAACCGGTGGCTGCACTAACGACGGGTATAAACCGGCTCGTCACTTCGTTGTCTTTGATGATGTAAAGCTGTTCGTTTTCGATGTACCACGTTTCGTCAGGGCCTACCATTTCATTAATGAGCTGTACGCTATTGCCCACTAGAACCTTGGGGCGCGTCAACACGGGCCGTTCTGTAATCTTGCCAGCACCGGTATTGGGCATATCCTGCAGCGCCGAATCTACTGCCCGGCGCCCACCCTCTACCGTTCGGCTCGTGAAACTATTGGAAAAATCAAAGCCGCCATCTTGCGATTCTATGGTAGTGACAAGATCTGGCCCTTGGCGCTCTGTGCCGCCGGTGAATATCGTTCCCTTAAATATAAGCTCTTGCCGGTCTTGATAGCCGCAGGATAGCCGTATAGGGATCATTTTTTGTTGCTCGGCATCCTTTGCCAGCGCCAGGCGTTTGCGTTCTTCGATGTTGTAGAGCTGGATTCGGGCCTTGTTCAAACCGCCCATTGTGGACTTGTCAACTTCAAAGCTGATCCGCATGGGCGGTTTGATTATTTCGGTGCGCGTGCCGATGTCAACTTCTAGAGTGTAGGTTCTGTTAAATCTTGGGATGATCAAAACTGCACCTCCACGCCCCGAATCTGCACCATATCCGCAGCCTCGAGCAAATAGATTTCACATCGCCCACCACTGAAGTCTGTCCGAGTGAATGGATCAATCCCGTTGCCGCTATTGTCCACGCAAATAAAATCAAACGGCTGGTTCTGGCTCAGCATGTGCAGTACGCCCACGGACAACTTCAGGCCATACACTTGCTTGTCGCCAAACTCCACATCGAATAACCATACCTGCGTTCGCGGGTAGAATCGCAACACGAATGTGATCTCGTCTTTCTCGAACAAGATCGTGTGGCGCTGGATTGGCTCGGCTGTCAGGTTTTGTAGGCGTTTCATTTTAGCCCCCGAATCTTTGAAGTGTTGAGCTTAATAACGACTCTGTAACTTCCTCGCCTTCCTGCACGCCCTTATCTTTGGCCCCTTCCGTTTGTCCGTTGGTAGCGCTTGAGGGGTTGGATGCCGCCGATATTTCTACAAAGATGGTATCTGCAAAGCGGAACTGCTGAAGCTCCATCGTGAAGTCTAGCGAGTTGGTTTGGTTTGTTCGCGTAATCTCAAGCGAGGTGATATACATCTGCTCATAAGTGCGGAATGGCATATCAATGCTGATAAGCTGCTCGCCTTCCTGTAGAGACTCCATCGTATCAATGAAATTCTCAATGTTGCTTTTCGCCGTGTCGTCTTGTAGCCCGAGGTAGCTGGCCACGCGGTTGCTACTCTCAAGAAAGCTATCAACCTTATCCACTGCGCTTATGAAGTCGTTAGCAAGCCCTGACACCTTGCTCAACTGTGCTTGAGTCCTTGCCGGCGCGTACTGGCTAATGCTTCCGGCCTGCGCTTGCGCCGCTTGCAGTGCGGCTATAGCGGGGCTGGGCATGAAAAAAGAATCCGACACATTGCCCTCAATGCTCAAGGTCAGTGGGTTGCGGATGATGTGGTCATTGATGTGACTGCCGTCTTCAAGAAAGGTAGTCGGCACAGAAGCGCTACGGCTCACACGCTCACTGACCCTGGCAGCTGTGGTGAATCCGCCAATGCCCACGGCCTCTTGCTCATCGCTACCGAACTGGCTACTCAGATAATCCCGAATGCTCATTAACTACCCCCCCTGCCGCGCGTCTGGTTCCGAGCATCCTCAAGCTGGCGCTGCAATCCGTCAGACGCCGCCTTGCCTGCTTTTTCTGGATCTGATGTGCTTATGTTCATTTTAACGGTCTGCTCAACTAAGCTGTACTGGTCCATGATGTTGTTGCGCCCGCCTGCTTGAAGCGCTTGGCTGCCGCCTGGGGTTGCGGATGATGGGCCTCCGGAGTCTGAGGTAATAAGTTCCACCGCCCAGTCCGGTAAAAGATCCATTACGGCGGTTTTGGCCCAGTCGAATATTCCGCCAAAGACACTCCTGAATAACTCACCCCACGTATCCACCATATCAGCGAAGCCTTCTCCTATCTGGTCAAATCCCTCGCTGAATTTGCCCGACAACATTTTCCCTATTCCTGAGTATATCTTTTCCCAGTCCTCAAAAGTTCCAAGTGCAAAATTCTTTAAGGTTGTGCCTACCTCTTTAAAGCCTTCTACGATATCTTTTAAAAGTGGCGTTATATCAAACCCGGTAAGCTCTAAAATCCATTCCCTAATGACAGACTTTCCGCCTCGAAAGGCTACGATTAGATCATCAAAAAGCAAAAGTAAAGCGCCAATACCTGCGGCAATTAGCCAAATGGGCGCAGTGGCCAAGGTTAGAGTTCCTGCAAAGATAAGAGCCGCCAACTGAGCCAATCCGAACGCCACACCGATAGCCGCGATAAACGGCGCAACCCGAATCAGCATGCCCACCAGATCGTCTAGAACCCCCACGGTCGCCTTGATCCCGTCGATGATCCAATCTTTGTTAGCGGCTAGAAGGTCAGTGAAATCCTTGGTCAGCTCTGTCAATTCAGGCGCAAGGCCGACGGCAATAAACCGCTTGACCGACTCCATGCCGAACCCCAAAGCCCCCAGCGCGTTGTTATAATCCTGCGCACTCTTTACCTGATCAGCCGTCAGTACGCCAAGGCGCTGCGCCTCGCCTCGCAATGACGCCATCTCTGCGCCGGTTCGGTTCATCATGCTCAACAGGGCAGGGTCTATGCCAAGCGCCTCAGCAAAGCCTTGTTGCTCGTTCATGGTTAGGCCAAGCTGGCGAAACCGGCTACTAACCTCTGCCAGAACTGTGTCGGTTGATTTAACGTAGCCGTTCGCGCCCCTAACACTGATCCCGAGCCGTGAAAAGTCCTCGCTTCCCTTCTGTGCGGCCTCGCCTATCTTTGCGGCCAAGCCACTGATGGACGAATACAATGCCTCGGTTGATGAGCTGGACTGCTCTGCAATGAAGGATAGTTCTTGGATCTTTTCAACAGATACGTCGGTTTGTGCGTTCAGGTCTATGAGCGGCTGTAGTGATTGACTTACACCTGTCACCCATTTGTTGATACCCACAACAGCAACGCCTAGAGCTGCGGTCATGCCGGCTAGTAGGCCGATGCTTTTGCCTAGATTGCCGTTGTAGTTTTCTAGGGGCCTGGTTGAGCCGGAAAAACTGAAGCGGGTGATGAGTTCTGTGACTTCGGCCATGCTGCGCGCCCATGCTGATTACATTTCAGGCAAGTATAGCACGACAGCGGGCCGTGTCACCGTGCCCGCTGCGCTTCGTTCATGTGGTACTTCTCGATAGCCGACGCAATCTCTTGATACTCTATCGCGTCTAAGAAGTCCCGAGTGTCCATCTGCCGTATATCGTCAAGCGTACCGTAACCATGCCGCACCAGTGCGTGCTCTATCATTGCCTGGTTGTCCAAGTTTGTACGCTTGATGATGTCAGGCCCCGGCAGTGGAGTCGGAACCGTTAGCCGCCAAGGTTCCCTTTCAAAAAAGGGAACGATATCGCGCCCAGCATCGTCACCGTAAAGGCAATATAGTCTTCAGGGTAATCTTCCCAGTGCTTAGGCGACTTGCTCAACTGACCGCCCTCAAACAGTACAGTTTCCATGATGACCTTCTCCACTGGCTCGAAGTCTGCCGAGTCCAGGAACGAGAAGTCACCGGATTGGATTTCACCTTGTCTTTTTGAAAAGAACGCGAACACGCGCCGGCGCTGGTTGTGCGTCATCTTCGTTAGCTGGTAGGCACGACCGCTTGGCATGGTTGCCTCTTGGTCGTCGTGTACGGCTTTCACCATGGCTAGTGCTGTGCTTTGTTCGGTCATTGCTATTGTCCTTGTTTAACTATTGAGTTTACCGGCTTGCACTTCTTGCCCACCTGATACGCCAATCCTACAAAAACATACACTATAAGGCTCATTAAGAGCCAGCCATTGTCATAGTTGCCAAGGTCCATATGCAGCAAGCCTATCGTAAAAAGGCCAGCCGGTGCCGCCAGTAGGCCGGACATGAAAGCCCTCAAGGTTACAGCTTGTCCGTTGTGGCAGCAAATCAGAAAGGCTACAGAAAAACCCCACCAATTGGCGGGGCTGTAAATCCGACCCTGTTAAAGGTTCCGCGATCCATTCCTAAACCGAATCGCGTACTCCTGCAATGCGTTGCCGTCAGTGCTGCTTTTGGTGTTCGTCGGCTGAGTGGTGACGCTGCCGTTCTCCAGAATCCAGGACTCAACGCCGCCAGTGCCGTCACGGCTGAAGCTCTCCTTCACGCTGC